GCACTTGGTACAATTGGGTCATATAAAGTAATTTCTAAAGGTTGCCATCTTGACTTACCTTTAACATATCTTGTTACATTCATATGTTCTAACACTACTTCATCGGAATCAATCTGTGGACGGTTCATTGTCTTAATTAAATAAGCGTTGATTCCATCAATTTGCATAATAAATCTATTTTTGAGCTTTGGCTCAAAAGGGGTAAACATAATATCTTGTGGTTCTAATAATTCAGGCATTTCGTTTCTCCTATTAAGTACTTAAACCTTTAATTCATATATAAATATCTAAAAATATAAAAAAAAGGGATTTATATTTAAATAAATCCCTTTAATTTAGTTATTTAATTAACTATTACTCTGGAAAA